AGTCCAAGGATGCTGTATCTTAATTCGGTTAGCTGTTTTCATTGGGTCACTGGCAGGACCAATATCTCTTAATAACTTACTAAATGGTAAAAAGTATTTGGTATAGTCTGCAGATTCAGCACCACCATATGGTGTACTCATTGTAATTGCACCTAGTACTTGATCTGGAAATGTATCTGCTAGATATAGTGCATATATACCACCTAAACTATGACATACAAATACAATATCATTTAAATCGCCGACAACCTTTTTCATTGATTCAAGATTGCGGTCAAAACCATTCTGACTGTTGTACTCTATTATTGTTTCGTTAGGGTAGTTGAGATGATGCCGAATGTAATTGAAACTATCCCCGGTAGCCGAAGCACCGTGAATGTATACCAAGTTCATTATAGACCTTTTTTGTTTGTTGCTCGTTTAGCCATTGAATCAACAGTATCCTTTGCTTGATCCACTGTCATAGTATCTTCAGGTTCATCACTGCCTTTAAATACTACTTCGTCATCAGTTACATTTTGAATTAAGTTGTTTAACGGTTCTTGTTGTGATTGCAAAATTAATTGGCTACGAGTTAAACTGATTCCCATATCATTGGCTGCTTTTAAAAAGGCATTAACTGAGATAGTTTTTGTCGACCCTTCATCGTCGGCTCGCCCTAATAGGAACTGACTCAACGCAGCCAGTTCCTCAGAGTTATTAACTTGAGAAGGATTTTCAAACTCGTATAAACGCATTATCTGCTTTTTCTGTTGACGACTCTGCGACGGTTTTCCGAAACACCACGACGGTCCCGACCTAAACTGGTTGTGTTACCTAATTCGTCTGTTTCTTCTTCGCCTGGCGCAGGTGGTTCTTCACCCGAATCAAAAGAATTTAATTCTTCGTCGCCCTCCGGCGCTGCACCCATTTTGTCTGCACCGGGTACTGTCGGAGCTTGACCTGTTAATGAACCTTGAGCTTGTTCCATCTGTGTCTTGCCTTGCTGTACTGCTGCTAACAACTGTGTTAGCGCACCAGCAGCACCTTGTTGGAATTGTGTAGCTTGCTCAACGCCCATATCGTTCTTAATTGAATCTGCTAGTGCTGGTAGATCTTTAAACTGCATCGACGAAATCTCTTCCATCATCTTTTGCAAGCGATCAACCATATCCTGCGCAGCCATAACAACTTGTGCTTGCTGGATTTCACTTTCTTTAACCATACGCTTTGGTTTGAATCGCTTGCTGGTTTCAGTTTTCTGAGCAGCAATAGCAGTAACAGTCTTTTGTTCGTCTGGATTTAATGTTTGTCCGGTCTCGGCCTTTTTCATTGTCTGTTGGATCTTAGGATCTTTAGTATCAACAGGCATCATAACTTCAGCTTCTTTAAGACGTCCAACTAGACCTTGCTCTAGCATTACTAGCTTAAGATACGCTGCGTTCTTTTCGCTGTAATGGAATTCTGGGCTATTACGATGTTCACGGATTAGTCCACGAATGCGTGTCAACATAGCTCTTGATTGTGAACGGCTTAGATTATCAAACGATGCTGATTGTCCCAAGCGGTCTTCTAATATACGAGCTACTTTCTGTTTGTTTTTAAGTGCGTCTAGTTCTTGCAGTTTCATTGGAGTTAAATCCTTGTATTTGCCAGTATTTAGCCAAATTAACACATTTGGTCAAACGATTCTCTACCAGTCTTAAATTAGCTTTTTTGGTAGACAGCTTGAATCTTACTATTTCCCTACGATCAGGATCCTGTATTTGCTTTAGCATGGCTTCTCTTACTGTCACATCAGCCGACATTGCAGATTTTTCTTGATCTAATTTTTGTAAACAATTGGATAAATCCAATTGTTTGTATTTGTCTGCTATGCACCAGCTAAGTGCTAACCTTAGCGAACTAAAAGTTCTGGAATTATGAAGTTTTTTATCAACAGCATATGATCCGTTGATATTCTTAGCAATTACGTATTGTTCAAAAACGTGATACTTACCATCTGCTTGGAATATCATATTTTCTTTGAGCTGATCTAACTCAGGCTCAACAATGCGTTCTAAACGCTGTATTAATTGATCTTGTTTCATTTAATAATATAATGTGTTACTAGCCAGCCAATTACGCTGCCTAAGGCAACAATTATACCCAACCCCCAACTGATTATCTGATCGTTGCGCTTGTTCACTACTGTCTGCACCATGCTTTTGATTTCGGAAACCATAGCATTAGTTTTATCTGTTTTATCGTCAAGAGATTCTAGTTTTTCTTCAAGATAACGATAACGCTCTGCGCATAATTCGACGTGAGCTTCGAGACTTTTCTTCTCGATATCTGTAGTATCAACCATCCGTATTCCTTTCATCACTTATTTAGTACTTTGAACCATATATTAGTATTATCACCTTCGGTGATTAAAACTGTAGATGCAATGAAATGTTCATTTAAACCAGTAATCATGGGCACAGAATTACAATCGTGCTGTAAAAAACCTACAGGATCATTGTTTTTTTTGACTGTTTCGGGATTTATAACGTCAAATTCAAATGTCCATTGCTGTGCATCTTTATTGTATTCTGGAATAGATATATTTTCCGGAAGTGTGCGCATAGAAATTATTTGATTAACAGTTTCCCAATTACTCTGTTGACTGCGGGATTTCACCCAACTTGAATCATCAACGATTCGTTGTCCAGATTCGTCGTAATATGGAACACGAGATTTGTGCGAACGATTTCTAACGCCCGTGGCTGTTATATCAAATAAAGTAGTACATTTGATTCTTACAGTCATTTTATCAACTTGATTTGGCTATTAAAACTTAGTATAAATCTATCATTTTTACCACGATATGGCAATGCCGAATGATCAATCCAACTGGGAAACACAATCATCATACCGGATATAGCATTGATATCTACATTATTGTCGGACGTGGCCCAGGCTGTTCCGGCATCAGAATAGTTGGGGGTTATAGGATTATAGAATCTATTAATACCGCTTTTTGTTTCTATGTCCATGTCACCGCAGTCAAGATAATATATTCCAGACCATGAAGAATTGGGATGTATGTGATTGTCGTGGTAGCCGCCGTCTCTGGTTATATGGCACCAGGATTCGTGTAAGTCAACAGATACGGTTAACCCAGCGGGCCATTCCTGTGCATTGGCATGTCTTGCAGCTTTGAGTACAGAATCTTTGACCCAGTCTGCCCATGCCGAAACTGAAGCATTGGGGATATTAACAAAGTTAAATCCGCTTTCATACAGCCCTTGTTTGACTGAATTACTAACATGGCTTACGTATTTCTTTGCTTCTAGATCTCTACAAACCTGTTTTAATTCAGTTTGATGTGCGGTGTGTTCGCCCCAGACAAATACGTACATTTGCACTGGCCATAATGATAGTGGTTGCATAATGTACGTATTTAACGGTCAAAAAAAACCCCGAAATAAATCGGGGTTCTTGTTTGTTATAAAGCTAACAATTAAGCTAGTTTCATACCTTCGTTTGATGCTACTGTTGTACCAGAAACGTCAACACCTGTAACAGTACCGTTGCTCGAAGTAACTTGAACGTTACCAAGAGCTTGTAGAGCTGTTTGTAGAGTTGTGCTTGTCCATTCAGCTTGTGGATACAATGCATAGCTGATCTGACCACTTGCATCGCCTTCTACTTGGTAGATAGCGATAGTTGCTGTTGTTTGTACAGCTTGGTTGATGTACTTAACAACTCCAGGGTAGAATACTGAACCTGTGATGTTACCTAGTTCGTTACGTAGATCAATAGCTTGTGCTGAACCGTTCTTAACTAAGACTTTGAAAAAGTCTAATTTAGGACCTTGTGGTTGTACCAAAGCAAAGCTCGAACCGATATTACCTGTTTGTGCACCGTTGTTAATGTCTAACGCAAATACTGGTTGTGCATCACCATTTGCTGGTGGAAAATATGCCATTTTTAAATCTCCTATTAAGTGGGATCATGTTGTCCCTACACTTATTTAGTCAATTTGTCTAAAATGGCTCCGTTCAGGTTAATTCAGGATTATTTTTAGCAAAGTTTGCTTGGCTAAAACGCATACGATCTACAAACTTCATACCAGGTCCTACATAGCCTTCGTGTCCAGGTTCATTGTTAATCGTGGCCTGCACATCGTGTCCTTGTGCGTCCAACTGTCGAACTAGTTCATTTTTAAGTTCGCTTAGATCAATAAACGCTTTAAAAATAGCAGCAAGACCTTGTTTATTTTCATTGGCCCATTGGAAAATTCTTGGAGATTTAACGGGCTCACGTCCTTGTACCCATTGACCAAAACCACCTATTAGGTTATCATAACTGCCGCTACGTACACGACTGTTGATATAGGCTTTAATTAGTGCTGGCAAATTGCTGATTTTTCTATCTCGTAGCGCAGCAGGATTAAATGCTTGATCCATTTGTGCGCCGTATGTCTGCACAAGTCTATTAAGATCTTGCACTATGTTAGCATCAAGTTCGATCTCTCGAGACTCTTTAAGACTTGGATCCAATATCAGCATTTCAGGAGGAGGTGTTAGTGCTGCTGCACGAATAGGCTCTGGTGCTGCACCTGGCGCAGCAATGCTGGTATGTATTGCCACTGCCGCAGTACTTTTTGCAATCTTCTTACCCAGATCACTGTCAGCTGCAACACGATATTCCACTGTGTTAGGAGTAAACACATAGCTATCGCCTGCACGAGCAGGACGATCGCTATACAACAAATCGCCTTGAATATATCCACGAAAGTCTTGTGGCACTGAACGACGCAGTAATGGGAACAGCTTACGGTAGATATTAATCAGTTCTGTACGTTCTCCTCCGCGCATATTCATGATCTTTTCAATTTGATCTATGCTGGTGGCTAATCCATCGTATCCTTTGGCTAAGAATCCTGACTTGTCAGTCAATATAAAATCGCCGTTAGGTTTACGACCAAATATAATAGCAGGTTTGCCATCCCATTTAACTGTGGTAGTGGCCATTGGGTTTTTAGCAGCCGAAGTAATACCCTGTAGTGCTTGCGTGATTGCCTGACTTGGACGTTGGTCAAACAACATATCTTCTGGGTGTTCGATACGCACACCTTCAGTTAAGTTAGTCTGTTCTACAATGACCTGCATGCCACGATTAACAATACGATCACGAAGGCGAGCCATAAAACTAATTTCATTATATTCTTCATATGGGTTAGCACTTTCGTAAATGCCGTCATCAAAAGGTACACCCTCACGTTCCATGTGTGTTTTAAAGTCGGCAATCTTAGCTGCACGTTTAGGATCCGCCTCCAAGGCTTTTAGTATAGATTCTACACTTGACAAATCTTTAACAGTTGCACCAGGATTTAGCAACATCTTAGCAACTTGCCCGGGATCATCAGTGATCATTTCGTTGGTATCGCGATTCATAATACCGGTATTTTGATTTAGTTTATAACCCATGGCTTTGGCCATACTGTTCATCATAATGTTGCGTAGGGCACCTTTGTACTTGCTTGCAGGATCACTGCTTAATACAAACTGTGTCCACTTGGGTTTGTTGCTAAACATAAAATCTGTTTGTACAAAACCATTGGCAGGATTTCCATCGATAGCTGTAAAGAAGTGTACAGCAGTGCCAGATTTCTTAATATAACGTGCTGGATCTACCTTATGTTGGCGGCACCAATTGGTCAATTGAGCAACTAATTGATCTTTTGATATTTCGTTAGCATCAACGGATAGATCTAAGTCTCCCGAATCGGCTTTACGTCCAGTAGAGCCTAACCATTTAACTGGCAAGTTGTCGTGTTCGTGTTTTTCTTCAGTAAAATCTAAACCTGTAACATCTTCTACCCAGGCAATTGTAGGGGCAATTTCAGCTTGCTTGATGCGGCGTGTCAGTGGTTGTCCGGTTGAGTCTTTAAAGACATTACCGCCTTCTAATAAATTCATCTTAATTCGTATCCAAACATTGTTAGTATTGTGTCAGCATATGGGTCGCCGGTCTTTTTCAGCTGCGTAGTCTTACCACCAATTTTAGTAAAATATTGATGCAAAACTTCTGTACGTTGATATGGTAAAACTACTCCCAATGGTGCCAATGCCTTAGTCATTGCTTGAGGAGTTACAGGTTGATCTTGTTGTTGCTGTTTTTGTTGATCGGCTTGTTTTTGTTGTGTAGCTTGATTAGGTGTAGACGGCCCAGGATCATTTTGTCCACCTGGAGCAGAAGCATTGGCAGCAGGAATATCTGTTCTTGCAGCTACTACAGCTTCTGACATTAGTTCATGAATCTGCATCTGTTCTTCTCACTGTGCGTGTAAACTTTTTAGGGTCTCTATCTCTAATTGCATTTAGTAATTTTCTTACTAAATTATCAGCTTGATCTGCAGGGTACGATTCTTCAATCTGCTCTATTAATCTTATAGCACTGGCTATTACATTAGTAGCACGACTTTCAACAATATAACGACGATCTCGTTCTTGGAAACGTTCTTCATAAATTGAATCTAATTCTTCCAAAATGCTACGTGTTTTTTTCTGCATGATCAGGGTCTCTTTTATTATTTATTAAACTATCAACCAATCCCACATACATCGTTACATATTACTAATCTCCCTTCTTGAAATGTCGAAATATCCCAAGATCTCACTACGCTATCAAACCATTGCATACATTCCTCTAGGCTATACTCTACAGCATTGTTTTTTTGAATCATCTCACTGAATTGTTTATTTGCTGCCTGATGATAGTTGCCATGTCCATATGTTTTTGGAGAGAAACCTAAAAAGCAACAGGGAAAAACATCGCCAGTACTGGAAATATAAATGCTTTTGTCTTTTTGTACTCGACAACTAATAGACTTAATTGTCTTATTTTTTGTCATAGATTGCAATAGAACGTCGTTGGATGTACGCCTTTTCCAAAGTAAATTAAACTCAGTGAATTGTGGTTTTCCTATTACATGTGACAAATTTTGATCTTTGTCGTACACCGGTGAATCCCTTCTTTGTGAGTCGACTAGTTGAAAACTTGAAAATCCTAATTCATTGCTAAGATTTTTTGCTCGATCCCGTTGATGTTCGTTAAAATCAAAATTAATCATTTTCCAATTAGCATGTCCGCCGGCATTTATAAAAATTTGTGCATTTTTAATCACGGTCGAATATACAGTATTCAACCTATATAAACTATGCGTATCCTCGAGTCCGTCGATACAAAAAGAAACTTCCACTCTTAGGCGAGCAAGATCCTCCCAAAATTTACGAGGTCTAGCACCTGCATTGGTACTGATATTAATAAACAAATTTGTGTTTTGTGATCTAAAATATTGAATAATATCTATAGTATCTGGATTCATTACGGCATCGCCAAAATTACCATTAATGAATATTTCGTCAAGTTGAGATATAAATCCTGGTGTAAATATTTTTTCTGCTTCGGCTAAAGTCATATCATGTTCGATATAGCCATCATTGTAGGGATATCCGTGAAAGTTTCTTGGACACATCGGGCACGATGCATTGCATCTACTAGATATTTCTAAGTGTACTTTTTTAATATCTTCAATTTTGTACATTTATTTTATTTGACCTAATAACTGTTTAAGTTTGTTACTGTTTATTTCGGCGGTTATTTTAGGAGAATCTTTGTCATCTTCGGTGGTTTTAACATAGCTTCTGGTTTTAATAGTATCTAGCATACTGGGTTTTGGAGGACCACCGTAACCGTTGCTATCATCAATGCCCGGGTCACTGATACGCATAGTTTCAATATTGTAATCTAAATCTACTTTGTTGCCAACGCCTTGACTGCTACGACTTTTCATACATTGCATTTGATACTTACCGCGCTCACGCATTGCTCTACTGGTAAAGATACCAAACACAAAGTCAGCTGTGTTAATCTTACTGATGCCGCCTGCAATATGACTGTGATCAAACTCAATTTCTTCTACAGCTGATCTATTCAATTGCGACGCTGTTACTAACAACACATTTAGTTCAATGGCCAAGTTACGTAATTCTTCTGCCGAATACTTGTCTTTGATAAACTGATCGTTGGGATTGACTTTTACTGTAACTGGCATAATTAAATCCAGATAATCAATCATAACAAAATCAATCTTGGTACCAGTCTGTATCTCATATTCTTTAATAAAACTTCGTATATCATTTACATTGCTCTGCGCAGGCAAGCTCTTAATGCGGTATGATCCCGACTTCTTACCAGCCATCCTAACTTTAAGTTCAGTTGTATCCATATCCTTGCGGATATCTTTTGTGCTCATGTCTGTCAACATGGCCGCGGTGCGTAATGTACAAAGCTCTTCACTTAGTTCTAATGTAATATATACACCAGACAATCCCTGCTGTAACCAGTTCAATGCCAGGTTCATCATTACCAATGATTTACCAGAACCAGACCCACCTGCAAAAATGTTTAGTTCGCCACGGCTAAATCCACCATATAAGATACGATCCATTTGTGGCCAACCTGTTGAAACTTGCCCACCTTTATTAAAGTATTTGTTAAGTGTTTCTTTTGGGTTGGCCCAAAAGTCTGTGCCCAGGTCTTTGGTTAGACTGATCTGTACAGCATCTTTGATCAACTTCTCAACTGGTTCGTATTCGCCCTTTTCTAATAGATCAGCTGATTTTAGTATTGCACGTTCTAGCTCTTGTCTACGTGTAAATCCTTCAAATTCTTCTAAAAACCAATCAAAGTGTCCTTCATTTAATTCAGATATTTCTTGTAGTTTAATTCCTGTTGTAGCTGAAATCTGCATGCGATCGGGCATGGTCTTATAATCGTTACAATGAGTCATAATAAACTCTGCTGCTGGTCTTAGACTGCGATCAAAGTTTTCCGGATTGTAAATGTTTTGCACACGCACATAGCTTGCTGCATCTTGCAGCATCATTTCTAAAAACAACTTTTGTACTTCTACTCTGTATTCTTTTAGCATAGTAATCCACAATTTTTCATTTTTGGCAGCAGTGATCGTTCAAAGAAATATTGATTACCCGCAGGACCATGATGCCCCGACTCACCCCATGTATCAAAATCTGCCGGCCTGTGAACACCATGATTCACTCCGTGATACCCATCTTTAAATAATATGCACCGTGGATGAGATTTGCAATATGGTAAGAGAAAATCACTAGGTGCCCAAATATTGTTTTCGTCTAGGTCTTTTCCTAAATTAACAATTATGTAATTGGCATTGATACTATCAAGCCATTTAGTTAACAAAAATATATCACGTAGAGCTTCTGTTTCGACCCAGGAACGATCGTTATGTAATACTTTTAATCGATCATTACCAAAATTACCCAAGCATACAAGCCCGCGATGACTTGAAATATCCTTAGGTGTGAGCTGCCAATTAGCAGTATCGATTTGATTTCCTAGATACTGTGTGTTTCTATTATTATCAAATACTGTAATACGTTCCAAGGGCGGGATACCAATGATTACTAAATCATTTGCCCAATCAATTTGATCGCTTTGTGTGATTAACAAATGATATACAGTATCAAGGCTGTTGGCTGGCCTTGAGCAATTGACAATAGTTGGTATTTTTGCATATGTAGCAGTCAACCCCCAGAAACTTTCAGTCGGACTAACACACATGTCTGGTGTAGTATAGCTATCGCCAAATACCCATAGTTTATGATATTGCTTTGACAATTTGTCGTTTCCTTAATTCAATTTTAATCTTATTAGTTTCTCTAGCCTGCATAATAGTTAGTAGTGCACCTAGTCGGCCGTATTTAACTACAGCATCATTTAAATCTTTACATCCTTCCCAGGCTGGCATACTAACCGCCCAACCTAATTCTATCGCACGGTCTACTAACCCCATTCCGGCACGATCTTGATCAGGTACTACTGTTATTTCTCGCCCTAAGCTGCGTATCAATCTGGCTTGTGCATCGTTTACAGTACTGTGCATAACTGCAAGTCCATCAATACATAGTGCATCAAATATACCTTCTGTTACGATCACATGCTGCCAATTGGATTTTTGTAAATCTGTTCCAAAGACATACCCTGGCTGCATATCGTTTATATACTTAGGTATTTTATTATCTAGAAATCTTTTGGTATGCCCTACAATAACATTATTGTATGTGAACGGAATTATAATATGCGGACGATCATACCAGGCTACCCCATCATAATGTTCCAAGGTCATAAATGGATAATCTAAAGGAACTTGTCTTGATTTAAGATAATCGATAATATCACAATGGGTTTCATTGTCTAATAGTATTGATGCTGCTGGAAGATCCTGTTGTTCGAAGTTGATACCTACTATTACATCAGACAATTGCTTACGATCATTCAATAGCCCTTCCATCGAACGATGCCTCAGACTTTCTAAATTAACACGTTCTATTTCTTCAGATGGAACACCTAACCAAGTTAATAACTTACGTGCTTTTACTGAAAGATTACGTCCTAATACAAAGCTGGCTGTAAAATTACAATTAAAACAATGATAGCTCCAACCATCGGCATTAACTTTGAGTCCGCCACGCATACGACGATCTTGACTGTCACCATTATGGACGCAACAAGGTGCATTAAAACTGATCCAACCGGAAGCAGTTTGTTTGCGTTTACCTGTTATGTATTGGACAATATCTAGCATCAAGCTAGTATAACACGTTCTATCTCTGGAATCAAATGATTTTTAATCGTTTCGTGACCAAGTTCGTTAGGGTGACGGTTAGGTGCCAATAAGGATCGATCATTATTGACGAACAAAGATATACTACGGTCTGGCCAAATTAAGTTACTGGCATTCATTACTGTTGGCGGATTAAGTGAGCAAAATTGTAAAACATTCTTTGAAAGTGTGTTGTGTTGTCCTTCGAAAAACAAAACACTTTGTTGATAGGTTAGTGTTGCACTCTGTTTACACGAAGTTAGTACTGTGTGCATCTTAACCATATCGACCCATTCCTTAGATATATTTCCGGATCCGTTATGTACCCATGCAGAGTGTACAAAACGATTCCATTCTGGATCATTACCATAAGATTTATGATTAGGATTATAAAAAGTATATCGACTGGCGTCAGTATGT